GATTCGCCTTCAATGCTCTTAGCCATGATGAGCTTTGCATTAGGGTTGGCTGGTCTATCTACAAGGCTGACTTCAATAATCTGCCCGTCAATGATGCGACCATTTGCGGCCTTTGTATCGCGTACAACGCGTGGTGACTTGATGCCGATTGAGAAGCCACGGAGTACGCCAGTTTCTACCTTGCGTACTGAAACGGGATCTACGACAAGTGCTGAGATGTAATGTCCATCTGTCTTGGCTTCGTATTCCTTAGCCACACCTGCGGCAATCTGTGAATGTTGCTCGCGGATATTTCCACCCGACTTAAACCATTCTGGCATAGCTCTGTCTAACCATGCAGGGTCGCAGATTTGCTGATCCATGTCGATTGAATCATCAGTTGCTTTACCATAGACAGTTAGTGTTCCGTCATCGTTCTTATCTGCTTTGATGATTGCCGCATACGCGTTGGCAAAATCAGCCATAGTTGCTTTATCCTTTTTCTCGTTTTCTTTTGCGATTCGATTCGCCCAAGCTCTACCTGCATCCCCGCCCCAAAGAAGCCAAGCGATATAACCAGCGGAGTCTTTGCCCCACCCTTCGCCCTGCTTATCTACTTCATGTCGAGCGAAATAACTCACCATGCGCTTGACTGTGTCTAGGGATATTGTCGCGCCATTTGACAAATCACGCGCTCTCGCAACGCCAACTTCTGTGCCGCCACGATTATATTTCTTGCGTAGTTCTAACCCGCGCTTTGCGTTAGCACGAACTTCAGCCGGAGGTGAGAATCCATCTGCCATCTTATTCCTCTACATTTTCATCTATGTTGTCTGAAACCACGATATATGGAGCTAGGGAACACATACAGTTAGGGTGCGCTGGCGGCTCTGTATCTCCGCTAGGGAATTCATCGTCAATGCCGATAGGGGAAGCATCTGCATTTTCTTGGCAGTCATCGCATCCTGCGGCTACTAGCCATTCAACCATTTCAACATTGGAGTCTGCATAAAGTTCACGCGATGCCACTGATACTGCTCGACTCATCTCGGTCTGCGCGATTATGAGAGCCTGCTCAGGGTCATTTACTACCTGATCTACAAGGATTGAAACTTGTCGCGGTGTTACACCTGTCTCTAAAGCCTGCGCTAATACTGTGCCGATGCGATTGAGTTTGGTTGAGGTAATTCCGTCAATCGTGATTCCGCGCCGGTCTAATAGCCCTTGTAGCCCCGCCTTTGGCCGTATGAGAGCCGCCGCCGCCTGATTGCCGGGCTTCCAAGTCTCCCAATCAACCACGCCTACCTTTGGCTCTGTGACGGCCTTGTTTAGCTCTGCTTTGATTCGTACCTTCGCCGCTGTCTGCCCTAATACATATCCATCTGCATAGATAGGAGTCAGCGCAGTTACAAGTAGTTGCTTCTTGGGATGAGCGTGGATTTGCACCCAGTCACGCGCCTGCGCGGGAGTTACTGAATCTACGCCCACATAGGTCTGAAACCATGCGGCCACGATTTCATCTGAGTCAATAGCCTTCTTGAAGGCGCGCTGAATTCGGTCTGCGTGTTTTGATGCAAGACGAATTACTGCTCCTTCGATTGCCTTCATTACTGACCTAGATATCGTTCAGCGTACCAGCGCGCTCCATCGGGATCTTGTGCTTCAATAAACTTATTGAGTACATCAGCGTAAGACTTCTCTAGGTGTTCAAAGTTGAATGAGCGGTTTGGATTCTTACGCACGAAGCGGATGAACTTCTTAACTTCATCTTGTGCCGCTGTTGGCTCAACTGGCTCTTGCGCGCTTCCGTTTTCCTCTAGTGGAGTACCTGCGGCAACCATTCCATCGGGAGTAAAGATATACACAGATTGTCCAGCGATAAGCATTGGCATATCAGCTTCAGGAGTATCAAGTAAAGGCAAGCCCATTTCAGAGCGTGATTCATTGACTGTGATACTTCCATTGCGCTTTCTAATATCATCGCGCTTTGCTGTCATCTCGTTATTTACGCGCTCAGATGTAGATAAGCGGAATTCTAGTTCGCGTGGCATACCGAGCCAGCGATATGAAAGCGCAGAAATCATTTGTGAAATCCAGCGAGCAGTAGGGTTGATACCGATAGTTTCAGCCGCCTCAGCTTCTCCTGCCTGATGCCCTGATCCACCTAAGCCAGTCTTTGCGCTAAATCCAATTTCAGTAGGAAGTACGCCAAAGTGACCTGTGATAGATGTAATAAGATAGTTGTCAATCGCATCGTTAAACTTCTCTGAGTATCCTTCTTCAAAGTTTAACTTACCGCCCGGAACCATGATGCGAAGGCGATTACGCTGTTCTGTCTGACCTGCTAGGTCATCGTTATAGATATTTTCATACGCGCGAATCTGCTCTGCGGTGAGATTCACTGATTCAGGTAGCTCTAAGTATGACTTAGGCATTGTGCCATCGGTGAACTCAGAGCGTAACCATTGCTGACGGCGCAAGTAGATATCTGCTAGCGGTAGTGCGCGCTCTACAGGTGAGTATCCATAAACGCTATTAGCTCGGCGATTGCGTACTAGGTAAGCAAGCTCATCTGCGGTGAATTCACCATCGGCTGCTTCATCGTCAATCGTTGCGTTAAATTCAGAGCGTGGAAAGCCGTACAAGATTTGCTGGAAGGCAGGGCCAGTTGAAGGGTCAGGTCGCATACCGCGATCATCGAGTAGTGGTTTAATAGTTGAGCCATCAAGAATCTGTAATCCGCGAATCTCGCCATTGACTTTAGCCTGCGGCCAAATAGCCCACGCATCAAGTACATCAATTTCTTCCATCGCCATATTGAGCCAGTCAATAAATGCTAGGCCGTTAGCAGGGTCGGGAGTCTCCCAGAACTTGCGCATACGCCCGATTTCAGGCATGAACTTGTCGCGAGCTTCAGACATAGCGCGCAAGTGATTACCGCCTGATTCAGCCATGATGCGCTCTGTTGCCGATTCGCTGAGAACGATATCCCATTCAAGCCCTGCGATTTTGGCTTTGCGTACTTCAATACAACGGCGCAAGATGTCAATCTGATCTGCGGCGGCGCGTAGAGTCTTAAAAGGTACAAGTCGATTTTCAGAGACATTGATGTTCTGAGCTACTGTGTATTCGTAACGGCGTGGGTCAGGTCTGCCGCGCTCGCCAAGAGGATTGAGCGCACCCGGAATAAGAGGCAAACCCGGCGCAAATGGAACGCTAGCAAGTAACGGGTTGCGTGGTAGAGGAGTGCTAGTGCCTAAGCCATACTGTGTTGTTGCAATACCACCCGCAGAACGCATTTGCGCTTCTGTCATAGTATTAGCACCAGCGGGCAGAGTAGGTGCTTTGACTATCTGATTTGCAACGCGTTTTGCGAAGTTATCTAGCAGACCCATTGGTTCTCCTATTGGTAAGGTGTGTATATGAACTTAGTTGAAAAGTCAGTTGAGCATGGTGGGATGTTAGCACCGCTCGTTGTTCCATCAGCCTTCGGTGCGATGAATCCAAGTGTATATGTAGATGATGAAAACGATATCTTAGTAAATATCCGCGTGGTCAATTACACCCTTGTCCATGCCGAGAACAAGCAGTTATTTCCGAGCAGATTCGGCCCTCTGACTTATCTACATCCGGAAGCCGATCAGAGGCTAGTGACTGAAAACTATCTCTGCCGATTAGATAAGAATCTAGCGATTACCGATTCAGCAAAGGTTGAGATGCTAGAGCTACACGAACCCATCTGGGAGTTTGTAGGGCTAGAGGATGCGCGCGTAGTTCAATGGAACGGCGATTACTTCTTGATAGGTGTAAGACGAGATACGACTACCAGCGGGCAAGGTCGCATGGAATATACGCAGGTAGAGATAGATAAAGAGAACTGGTCGGTCAAAGAGATTCGCCGTCATAGAATTCCTGCGCCGGGTGGCGATGACTCTTATTGCGAAAAGAACTGGATGCCTGTCGTTGATGAGCCATATAGGTTCGTCAAATGGTCTATGCCTACTGAGGTTGTCTATGCCGACCCGCAGGGAGATTGCGAGCAACTCTTTCTGCGCCATACAGCCCTAGCACCCGCAGACCAGCGTGGAGGATCGCAGGTAATCAAATGGGGAAATCTCTATATTGCCATCGTGCATGAGGTCAATCTGTTTAAGAACTACCTACAGCAAAAGGATGCTATCTACCGCCACCGCATCATTATGTGGGATGAGCAGTTTAACTTTGCCGGGCTATCTCAGCCCTTTTCATTCCTAGATGCTCGCGTTGAGTTTGCAGTAGGAGCGGCCAAGATAGACGATGACTTGCTTATATCTTTCGGCTTTCAAGATAACGCCGCCTTTATCCTGCGCGTACCTAAGTTAGTCGTTGAGGATCTGATTATGGAAGGATTGCGCTATGAGTCTTGAGAATCTAGTTGTAGCTCTATCAAAAGACCCGTTTGACCCAGAATTAAACTTTGCTGTAGCCGTTAAGTACGAGTCTCTCAATCAGACTGCCTCAGCCGTATCTTTTTATCTGCGATGTGCTGAATATGGCGAAGGTATCTTGGTCTATAACTCATTGCTCAAGATGGCGCGATGTTTTGATAATCAGACTGGTCGAGAGTATTCGGTAACGAACTGTCTCTATCAGGCTATTGCCTATGACGATTCACGCCCTGAAGCCTACTTCTTACTATCTCAGTTCCATGAGAAGGCGGGGAATTGGCAAGAGGCTTATACATTTGCCTCTATCGGTTACGGCTGGCGCGTGATGGATGAGTCACTACCTGCAAGCGTTGGCTATCTAGGAGCGTATTGTAGTAAGTTCCAGATGGCTGTATCGGCTTGGTGGATAGGCCGTAAAGATGAATCTATCGCTACCTTGCATCAGCTATCTCAGATGGAGTTAGATCCGATGTATGCCAACGCCGTGAAATATAACTTGGAGCGCCTTAATGCTTTGCTTTGATATCGGAGCTAATCGCGGAGACTTTACCTTAGCCGCGTTAGGTAAAGGTTATGATGTCGTAGCCCTAGAGCCTGCGCCTAGAGTATTTGCGCAATTAGTTAATAACTTTATATACAACCCAAATATCATCCCGCTTCGATTTGCCGTAAGCGGATCAGATTATGAACGGGTTGAGTTCTATGAGGCCGATGAGGATGGGCTTTCTACTCTCAATCCTGATTGGCTTACAAGTGACTCTATGCCCTATGCCGGAAAGCCTTATCGGACTATCTCGGCTACAACGATTACCTTAGATACGCTCGCACTGAAATACGGCGTACCTGACTTGATTAAGATAGATGTTGAAGGCGCTGAATGGTCTGTATTCAAGGGTCTTAGCTCCAAGATGGGAACTATTGCCTTTGAATGGACTCTGGCTACGCTGGCCGATCATCAGCTACAACTAGAGTATCTGCTACACGGCGGTTATACCGAAGTAGCACCGCAATTTATTGAACATCATTGCCAAGAACCGCAAGGTTGGTTTGATATTAAAACTTTTGACTTGGGTAAATGGCATGACACCTACGCACCTTATTGGACAGATGGTGAGTGGAAGCGTTCAGGCTTGCGCCCTACTGCCGATGTTGGAATGTTGTGGGTTAGATAGTTACTTCAACCCAAGACTTTGTTGATTCGTCCCAGTTATATAATTTGCCATCTGTTGGAATAGCAGTTGGTGCTTCCCATCTGCAGGTATCTTCGTTTAATGCCCAGGACGGAAAAGATTGTGGCCCTATAAAGGCGTCTCTTTGCTCATCATAATATGAGCCAACTGCTGCATAATTTTTTCTATAATTTCCATTATATGAAGTTCTCTTGCAAACTTGCCCACGAAATTCTTCATAATGTGTTTCCCAATCTGAAATACCATCTACAACTTCATCTTCGTTGCGGCCAGTAATCACTTCAGTAACAATATTGTTTTCATCAAGAAATGCATAATGCGCCATTAGAAAGTTACCGTTCCTGTTCCTGCTGTAAATGTGTAAACTTTATATCCAGTTGGTGTTGTTTTAGTATAAGTAAGTCCACCACTTATAGTAGTAATATCTGCATATGTATCTGCATATTTAATAACAACTATACCTGACCCACCTGAACCTGGGTTAGTAGAAGATCCACTAGAACCATCGCCGCCGCTTCCAGTATTTGCACCGCGAGAACCTGAACCTGTACCCGCACCGCCTGATGCATAAGCAACACCACTTCCCGAAATAGCATTTGTAACCCCTGGTCCTCCAGGTGCTTGGTACTGACTATTTCCGCCGTTGTATCCAGCGCCACCTGCACCACCACCACCACCCATTGAACGATAACTTGCTTCATCAGAGTTTGCAGAACCGCCGTTATATCCTTGTCCTGTTACACCTGAACCGCCTTGTGGATTACCTGAAACACCTGCCGCGCCGCCACCCGAACCGCCATTTTGACCAGTTGAATAAATTAAATTTGTTTGAGAGTTGCCACCCATACCACCGCCTGTAGAAGTAATGGTTCCAAAAACAGAATCATTACCATTGGAAATTCCTGAAATGCTGCCTGAGCCACCAGCGCCAACTGTAACTGTATATGCAATCCCCTTAATTAAAGTTAATGCAGATTCTGCAGATGCACCACCACCTGTTGGCGAAACAGATGACCTTAAACCACCTGCACCACCGCCGCCATTTTTATCTCCACAAGGAATGTAATAAGTAGTTCCACCTTTACCTCCTGATGCCCCACCTGCTAGAACAAGGAAGTTAACAGAAGATATAAGTGCTTTTCTTTGAGATGCATAAAATCCTATTAATGGACTCATTACACAATATCTCCAATAATAGTAAATGTATTAGATGCTGTGCAGATAATTGAACAAGCTGAGTATTGTCCACGAAGTTTAGGCGCAGTAGATGTAGCACCTGCAGATGAGATAGTGACGCCTGATCCTTGTGCAAATGTAACTTGTCCTGCACCAATCTGCTGTGCATTAATNACATCATTAGTAGAAAATACTGAAGGTGGCACTGTTACTGTAATAGCAGATGCATTATTTGCCGTTACAAGCTTATTTACATCTCCAGCAACTAGCGTATAAGTAGTTCCTGTTTGCGCGTTAAATCCTGCAATACCGCCGCCTGT